TATATACAGTAGGTGTATATGCCCTAGGTCTTAATGTAGTGTCTGAAGGGAAATCAAATCCAATATCATCAATTTCAATATTCTTGGATATACCAATTGTTGATGATCTTGGGAATATAATAGAGTCAACACCAGTTTCAGATTCTACTTTTTCAATCAAAGGAAGTTTTACTAAGTTTGCACCTTTAGATATAAATGAAACCTCATTAATTGGACCAGAAGCAGTTGTTGAAATTGTAGAATATGTTATTGTAGCGAGTCCAGCAACATAACTACTAGAATCTGGTGTATCAAGTAATCTATATGAGAATGTAGTATCAGTTGGTTTTTTAACATTAAATGTTCCAGAAATTGGACTGTCTATAAACTCTATAACATTATCATTATTTCTATCTAAAGAACTCAATGAGTATGCTACTGGAACCTGTGGATTCTTTATTGGTTTTAGAATATAGTAAAGTTTTTGTGGGAAATTGTCATCATATTTTAATTTTACTGTAGCATTTAAATCTACACCCAATCTTCCTTCCGTAGTTACACTAAAATCACCATCTTTCCCAGATGATAAAAATTCATGTGTCAATTCTTTATTAGTGAAGAATTTAAACTCAAATGCAGTATATCTAATGTTATTTCTTACATATGAAAGACTAAAGTCAGATACATCAAATACAAGAGTTTTATCCTTTACCAATTTGATTGGTGGATTAACTACTAAGAGTCTACCAGTAGATTGATTTGTAATATCTACAACACTATCATTATTTTGATTGAAAAGTTGAATTGTATTTTTATTAACAATACCAGCTCTATAAACACCATTATCTTGTAGTCCACCAGGAGGAGAAAGTGATTCTAATATTAATGTTTGATCATTTTCCAATCCATGATCGTTAATTGTAATAGTGTTGAATTTAACATTAATATCATCATGAACAAAGTCAAATTTACCTATAGCAAATTTATTATTTTCTTCGTTATAAAAAACTTGCAGAGTTTTTTCTGTATTTGGACGGCAATCAGTAGTAATTTCATCACCAAAAAGTAAATTATGCTTTTTAGTGGTTGTAAAAGTTGCCTCATAAGTTGTTATATCAACTCTCTTTACATCATCATATCTTGTAAAGAAACTATGATTGACACCAGAACCATGACTTGTGAATGTTAATAATTCTGTTATACTTCCTAAACCGACAGGTCCAGTTGATCCAACACCAACAGGTCTGGAGGATACACCAACAAATCCATTAGGGAATGGATATGCATAATATGGTCTATCTTTAACCAAGTTAAAATTATCACCAAAAGATTCTACCTGTATTGGACCACTATCATAATCATAGTAGATTTTATCATTGACTAGTAAAGTATTATTTGGGAGATAAATCTTATCTCCACCAACAAATATAGAAGTACTTCCTGCTCCAGGGTTTGAAATGCTTAGTGTAGATCCAACACCAAGACCAACAGATTCCTCAGGATTAAAATAGTATTGAGTGTTAAATCTTGATCCAGAATCACTGTACCCATCAATCAAGAATTTTCTAGAATGTTCCGATAATGCTGTTCCTACTGGATAACTCGTTCCAATTGTGCCATTGACTTCTCTTTGAATTCTAAGTCTAGAATTGTTAATGTCAACGTTTAGAATTTTTACTTGTTCTTCAAAGTTTCCATACTTAATTTTATAAACATCGTTTGGAAGAATTTTAATAATATTTTGAGTTGAATCTAATCCAAAGACACTAATATAAGTAACAATACCAGTTACTGATGGTAAATCAACTACATTTCCAGTTCCAATTCCAGCTAATTCTAGATCTCTATTTACTACAATTAACTCCGCACCAAATTCGTCACTACCATTTAGATCATCGACTCTTCCTGGACCAGTGTATTGTCCATGAGGACTACTACAAATTGCAATAACATTTCCAGTTTGTGGGTTAGAAACAATTTCTGCATTTGTTATGGATGAAGTTGCTATAGAAACACTTGAAACATCTGTTCCACCAACACTTACGACTCTACCAAGTGGTCTCTTAGTATTTCCACCACTTTCACTAAAGACAATTCTATCTCCTACCTTATAATCTCTTCCACCAGAAAATACTATTAAATTATCAACTTTTCCAGGAGTTACTGATTTTACTCTTGATTTAATATCAATTACTTCTGTCGGATTAAAGAGATAACCATAACTACCAAACTCTGTAGATGAATTTTGGGGAGTAATATTTCTCAAAAGTCCAGCAGTTTTATAATTCTTAGATAAGATATCACTTTCTTCTGAAAAAAATGTTCCTTGGTTTATATCAGCATCAAAATTGAAACTGATTGGTTTTGATTTAAATCTTTCACCAATAACATATGGATATGCTGGTAATTTAAAGTTTTTGAAAGAAGAATCATTGTTACCTACTGTGGTAAAATAGGCATAAACACCATTTGGATATTCTGGTGTTACGCAGAATCTTCCATTAAATGTATCTAGATCTCCTCCATCAAACCATTCATAATCATTACAGAAAAATCCTAAAGGATATATCGTTAATGATGGTCTATTTGCAATAGCTCTCTTTTTATACCCACTTTGCATTCTCTTGACACCACCAGTTCCATCTGAATTTGCAAATCCATATGGACCATAAATTGGATTCCCATCATATGCCCATCCTAAAATAGGTGAATGTAGTGTAGAGTTAGCTTCTCTATTCAAATTATCGAGAACTAGATCTGGATTGAATGTAGTTCTTCCATTTACAACTTTTTTATTAAAAACTGTTTGTCTTAATTTTCTTGGAGCATAACAATGACCATAGTGGAGGAGACCGTACTCATCTGCTTCATCAATAGATATCGTCGAATCTTGGAATAAAAATCCATCATCGTCATATATCTGATTACTATTAAGTGCTCTTTCTACCTCATTTACATTCCATCTTATGATATTTGCTTTAAATTTAGCACCAGAACCTGCAGATACTATTTCTATTTCAGTTGCATCATTATAATCAGCACCACCATTTTTTACAAGCACATCTTGAAGTCTTCCATCATTATCAATTATCGGAATTAATTCTGCACCAAAACCATTACCATCGGTAAAAATTTGCACTGATGGTGTAGAAACATATTTTTGACCAGAATTTTGAATAATAACTGATTTTATTTCGCCATCAATAATGAACGGTCTCACAGAAGCAAGTTTACCTGGTTCTGCAGTTATATTTGGTTGCCTTTCGTAGTTAAAAATATTTGTACATCCATATCCAACACCATGACCCTCTAAGAATACTTCAGTAATTTCACCTCTTACAATTGGTAAGATCTGAGGTTGTATTGAAAAGGGATCATTTCCTGATGGTGTAATATTAACTTCAATATTTGGATATCTAAAATATTGTCTACCAACACCTGGTGTTGATAAGTCTACATACAATTTTGAATTATAATAGTAATCATCAGATAAGGTTCCAATACCAATAGATGATAATCTAAAATTATCGTTATTTACTCTAGTCACATAATAATCAGTACCACTTGTCAAACCTGCAATTGGTGTACTGGTTGAATCGTAGGTAATCAATTCACCATTACTAAATCCATGATTTGGAAGATTAATAGTATTTGTATAAAAATCAATAGGTGCGGTAATTGCTGATGGATCATATGAAACCTTTCTAAATTCAAAATCCTCCGATGAATACTTTACATTTAATGATGAAAGTCTTTTCTTTTTAATTACAGCATCAAATTTATGAAATCCTTCCCCAAAATCAACTATATCGATTGCATTATTATTATTTTTAGCATCAACTTCAGAGTTATGAAGAGTAAATGAGGTAGTATCAACTACACCAACATAATAGATTGATTTATTTTTTAAGCCACCAATTTCCTGATCATTCAGTTCACAATTATAGATAACTCTCTCACCAGGTGCAAATAAGTGTTCTTCAAGAGTAATAATTGTATTTGTAGATATTCCGACATTAAATCCACTACTAGAATCAATAGTTACACCATGAGTATAAGTTTCCATCACTGGAGTAACATCACATGATGTTCCATTACCACCAGAGACTTTTATAGTAGGATCATTTAAATAATTATAACCACCACCAAGAACTTTTAATTCCCTTACAGATCCTTGAATTACAAAGTTACCAGTTGCACCGATACCTCCATTATTAACACCATCGGCATTTTCACCATCAAAAATTTCTAATGTTGGTGGATTAATAATATCGTAATCTTCACCTCCAGATAATATTTCTACTTGCTCAATTCCACCATAGTAAATATTATTTTTTGATTTATAATTTAAAAGTTCAACACCATTTCTAAAGATACCAATTTTTCCAGGAGTTGTTTCAAGTGGTATTGGTGCATCGATTGCTTTTGAGATTTTTTTGACTAATCTTTTTGTTTTTAAAACAAAAGGTTCATCAATATTGAGAACTTTTTCAATATCAAAGAAATCAGAATAGTAGAAAGTAGCATCAGTAACATTTCCAACTATTGACAAATAATCTTTAGTATAAACTCTATTCAAACTTGTAGATAGTTTGATAGTTTTTGTATCAACAACGGTGACATAATATCTTCCATTAGGCAGATCGATAAGATTATCGTTACCATCAAAAGTCTTTAATCTGTTATCATCATCCTCTTCAGAGTATATGATAGAGTCACCAGTGTAGAATGAATGATTTACTTCAGGGACTGATGGTGTACCATCTTGTCCGACTTTAATATTTTTATTTCCAGTTAAATCAGTTGCAATATTTACACTAAATATAATTCTCTTATCATTTGTGCTTAATGCAGCATTTTCATAATTTGGTAATGATGATGCAGTAATATACATCTCATCGGCAAATGAGTCTGGTCTATAAACGTTCTGGACATCACTTACAAAATTATTTGCTTCTGGGAAAAATGTAAAGTGAGCTTTATTTAATTTTCTTTCAATTACAAAAGATTTTGGTGGTGTTAAATCAATTAAAGAATCTGAAGTTAGAATATACTCATTAATACTTGATCTTCCAGAAACAACAATATTATATGATTTTTTATTATTATCAATTAAGAAAAATCTATCAGTTTGAACTAAATCAAAATTTCCATCGACCTTACATCTGTAAGTTTTATTAACTCGACTCAATAATTCCAGATTTGAAATATCATATGTTGCTGTATTATTATACTTCCAATCATTATATTTTGTTGACTCTTCCCTCAGTCCCAAAGTGTTGAACTTAATTGGATCACCTTCTTCAAAATAAGAACTTTCATCTGGTACAATTCCACTTAGAACTTGAGTAACTCTAAAGTAAACAGTTTCTTCATCACTTACATCAATAAATGCATATCTTCTAGAAGAAAGTAAAGTTCCTCTTGAAATACTAAAATCGCAATTAACATCAAAAAACTCATTTACAGTTTTTCCAGAATATGAAATTTCTTCAACAATAAATTCATTATTGACAATATTATAAACATCAAGAGTTCCAGTATCATTAAATGACACCGTAGAGTCTACCTGCAAAAATTCTGAAAAATCACCATTATTATCTACATAATCTTCAATAACTTTTGTAGTTGGTGTCGGCACAAATGTTCCGAAAACTGTACCATCAACAGTAATATCTTTATCGTAATCCCCATCAAGACTTACAAGATAATATCTTATACCATTTCTTTCAATTCTTTCTACATTAGTAACTGTTCCATATGCAGTAAGAGAATCTGGATCACTAATAGCATCATCCTCTGGTTGTTTTAGAGTTCTATGCAGCAAAACACTACTAAAGTCTGTTGTCTGATCATCAGAATACAGAACTAAGTCTCTAGTTTTTCTGTTAGATGAAGAACTGGGTTCAAAAACATAATCTGATGGAATGATTACATTTACTGGTCTATTGTATAATGCTTTGAATAGAATTTCAAATGCTTTTCTTGTTCCTTTAGATCTATAGAAATCACCAACATGCTTATAGAATAATCTTTCATTTACATCATAATTTAAAATTCTTTCTTCAAATCCTGGAGCAATTTGTGCTTTTAATTTTTTAAAAAATTCATCTAAGAATAAAGCACTTAGATTTTCAACTGGTGCTCCTTCAAAGTGCTCTAATTTATCAGTATCGTCAAATACTAACTCGTCTCCTATTTCAGTCAGACCTCTAAATCCACGAATAATACCCTTAAACTCAGTATCTGTTTTTGATGTATAGGATACAATTTCACCACCAACTAAATTATCACGACCTTCATCTTCAGCACCAATCCTTAGTAGTCCATAAGCATATGGAAATCCTGCTGTACTATCAACAGTAATTGTTGTACCCGTATAACTTAAATCGTCAGATAATTCTGTTATTCTTGGAGTCAACAAAATAGTATCTAAATCGACATATTTGTCGATATTAGACATTAAGTCGTAAGCAGCACCTGGAATTTCATTAGACTCTTGATATTGACGGAGAAATTCCTTAAATAACGGAAATTCATCATTTATAAAATCTGGAATTTGACTTTCCAGAACTTGTGATAGACGAATTCTTCTTATATCCATTTTATGTTTAAATTAGAGTCTTGGTCGGATGACGTTGTTATCGAGATTGGTTGGTGTAGAAATAAAACTACTTCCAGTAGGATCAGCACCAGATAAAATGTTATCTTCAATAACATTTATATTAGATTCACCAGTATCAAATTGTAAAAACAAATCTTGAAGTCCGATAATATCATTTGATCTAGGGACAGCAGATATTTGTATAGTCTGATTTGTTGTGATTTCGGTTGATGTTATATTTATTGCACTAATATTAATTTCACCTTTAACATAGTCTATAGTCCCAATATTTCTTCTTACAACTTCTCCAGTAGATCTTGTCTGTTCTTCCGTAGCTCCAGAAACTGTAACTGTTGGATCGGGAATAGAAATCAAAACAAGTTCACCTGTACCATCCGTCTTAGGAATATCGGAAAAATATACGACCTTACTTATACCACTTACTTTGAAACCACTAGACTTAATATTGTATCCCACATTTTTTACACGGAATTCATTACCAAAACAAACTTCATATTCTGCTAATCTATTTAATATTGCTCTCATATCTCTACGAATTCTTACCTCAGTAATATTTGAAGTAATTGCTCGATCAGAATTATCAATCATGGTTGTAAATTTAGTATATCTAAATCTAGATCCATACATATTCATTTCTTCACTATCGGCAAATTTATCCAAAGTCCTAACTACACTTTGATTTACAGAATATGCATCTTTTGCCAATGATGGATTATAATATGCAGTAACATCTGATTCAATGTATAGGAATTTTGTATCAAGAATTTCTGGAACAATTCCTGTCACAGAATAACTTCTGAGTTCTTTCTTAATACTATCTTTCAAACTGTTTGATAGAAATAATCCTGTTTTTGGTTTGATTGTAATGAAAACTTTTCCAAATCTTGGTGGATCAAGTTCTTCCCCACCAAAAGCATTAATCGAATCTGTTTCTGGATATACACTTCTTACAATAGTTTCATAATCTCTTGCAGTTACTGCTCTTCCTTGGGAAGAATAAAATCTGGTAGCATAATTTTTAATAGATTGTGCAGTTTCAATACTTGCACCACCTTTAGATGCTTCAATTAAAATTACATCTGATATATTTCTTGCAATTAAGTTGTCATTATTGTCATAGAAGTTTCCATTTATCTTAAATGATGCTGCTCCATTGGGTTCAGCACCATTACAAGTAATATATGATACTTCAATTAGATTATCGTTGACTAATTCTCTTCCAAATACACCATCACCAAAGATAAGTTCATATTTTTCGTCTTCTACTTCTTGTATAAAGAAGACTCTAGATGTTCCATCAATTTCAGTAATTGATGTTGCCATCTTATATGTTATAGAATCGTTTGAAAAGAAACTATCCTTTACATTAACTCTAATTGTGTTATAATCGATACCTATATTGGAAAGAATAAACCTTTGATTTTGAATACTAGTATCTACAGTGAACTCCTCATTAATTAAAGTTCCTTCATAGATTGTTACATCATCAAAAGATGCTCTATCTTGGAAAATTGATGATGTTACATCGTCGGGAACACAATAAGTAAATCCTCCAGTAGATCTATTATTCGTATTTACTGCGATATTACCTTTCCTAAGTGTGATAGAACGAGGTGCTGATGGAAAGTCCTTAGTATTGATAAAGAAACTAATTCTTGCTCTAGATGAAGTTCTAGGTCTTGGTAGATAACCAACATTTCTCGCAAGAGATACTACATTTTCTCTTAAAGTTGCACTATCAATAAAAACTTCATTGCTAAGCATATTTGCATTATATGCCGCAATGTAAGTATTATAAGCAAGTAAGTCAATAATTACGGATAAAGTGGATCCCTCATAATCATAGTCCGTAAATGCACTATTAGAACGTAAATACGCCTTAAGTGTATCTTTGATATCCTCAAAGTCTAGACTTGTAAAATTTGTGATTGCCATTTATCTTGTTGGTTGTAATACGAAATTAAGCTCTTGTGGAGGAATGTCAATGCCGACAATAGTG